ATGAGCAACGCTATTGTTTATAGCAGCGCAGGCTTGATGCAGGATATCGTCGATAGCGCTATTGTGCTTAACGTGCACGAGATAAACACACTCTACAGGCAAAAAAATTCTCGCCATGCTGTGGACATGTTCCATTCGGACAGACTGACCGCACCCTTGACGTTTAAACAGAAATAGAAGCGATATGCATTTAAAACGATAAAAATCGTTGGCAAACGTTATTCGCCTGAGCACCAGGATCGCACAATGATAAGAAAAGATGACGGATATTATTGCCGTATGGGGAAATATACCAAGTGATTATACCCACACTATACCAACCGCAAAAAAAAGGGGTTACCTTTCGGTAACCCCTTTTTTTAATCTGGCGGAAGCGCAGAGATTCGAACTCTGGAACCCTTTCGGGTCGCCGGTTTTCAAGACCGAAAAAACATTATTAAATATCATACAGATAGCTACATTAAGAAGAATATAGCAAAAAATAACGCGTTATATAAATCAAATATATACGCGTAGTATAGTATCTGTATTCTTCTATTTTTATGCTATTCCGTCGCCTTATACCATGCCTGCCAGCGGTACTTATCCAGTCGCAACTGGCGAAGACATTCAGCAGTTTCTATATCGGCAAGGAGATCTTCGTCGCTGTCAGTTCCGGCTTTGCTCGCCCCCTTGCACGGCTCCTGCATCAAATCCGCTGATGGAGTTGGCCGCATCGAGGGCGCGCTGACGCAGCTGCACAGCGTGATCGTCAAAATCGCACTTAGTATGATTCGGGTCGCTAACATATTTCACCACATCATGATAAATGGTCCGGTAAATTACTTTTCCTTCACTGCTGGCGTTCGCCGCTTTCTGTTCGCCGGTGGCGACGGTCTTCTCAGCCTTTTTGTTCTTTTCTGCGTGCTCGCTGTTCACCTTGTCGCTGTGCGCATACCAGCCTTTCAGATATCCGGCGTAATATGTACCAGCGAACAGCGCCAGCAGAACGGCCAGCGCTGACAGTTTCGCTTTAAGGGTCACTGGTCTATCCCCCAGCACGTTAACGCGCTTTCCTGGTCACGGCGGGATACCTGCCCGTAGCAGTTATTGGAACGGATCCGGCAATCCTTACCGCCGTCTTTAATCCACCAGCGGATCGCTTCACATGCGCCTTTACGGTCACCGGCATTGATTCGTTTATAGAACGTGGAGGGGAAGCACTTGCCGGGGCCGATGTTGTACGGGCAAAACGACGCGATCCCCGCTTTCTGCGGTTCTGTCAGCGGCACTTTGATATTTCGCTCTACCCAGGCGAGAGCCTTATCACGCTCGATGGCGTTTACCTGGTCACATTTCGCCTGCGTCAGCCTCATGCCCTGCACTACCGGCTTGCCATCAACCATCGTGGCACCACGGCATATTGTCCAGATCCCACCGCCGTCACGATATGCTATCAGGCTGTTGCCCTCTTTCTCATTCAGGAACTGGTCGAGAATTACCGACGCTGGCGCACCGGCGAGTACCAGTCCCAGAACAGCAGCGCTAAGCTTAGTCCTGTTGCTGGCCATAGGGTTGAGCCTCTTTGCGACGATCTTTAATTTTGAAGTACAGATTAGTCAGATACGTGAGTAGCCCTAAAAGAAGACTACCGATCACACCGATAGCAGCCCACTGGCTTGGGCTGACTTTATCGAGTAATTGCAATAGCCAGTAGATACCACTGGTGCCGGACGTGATATAGGAGGCACCTGCCGCCAGATCTGAATGGTTGTTCATCCTCATGCCTTACCCCCGTGGGGTCCACTTAATTTAGTGGTGAGGGTAAGGCGTTAGCGTGGTCGGAATCCTGACTATCATGAAGACACGAACATTTCGATAGATAGTTATTGCAAGTAACCTTTTTTGTTTTTCAGCATCCGTGTTATAGCCTCTGTCCATGAAGCCATAATGCTTATTTGCCCCTCTACTGTCGGATGAATGTTGTCACCATACCACCCAATATTAGCCCCAAAGTTTCTACGCATATCAGCAAATTCATAGCCATTTTGTATGCAGAACTTTTTCAGCGCATGAGTATATTTTGCATGCGCGGCATAGTTAGCAGTAGTTACACCGTGAATACCGCTATTTTCCTCAACAGTAAAAATTGGGAAAATGCCAAAAACAGGGATAGCACCTGCGGCAACTATTTTATTTGCTATGGTCTGAACGTTTGTTACGTACTGAGCTACAGCGGTACCGCCTTGCTGGTCGTTGGTTCCGATCATGCAAAGTACAACGTTGTGAGATGAGTAATCTATTGTTGATCCTTCGCCAGTAGACCAATAAGATGAACTGGTCCCACTCACCGCATAATTTGTAATTGATACCTTACCTACGTTGTCTGAGTTCTGTATAAAAGAGGGCAATAGTTTTGTTATATCGTTGCTGCACCATGCGCCATAGCTAATTGAGTCACCTATTACCCCAATATTTAACGGACGCTTAACTCTCGCTTTGTAATTTGACGTTTTCAGACAATCCAGAAAAATAACACCTGTGGCGTCTCCGGCCTGTGACAAAATGAATCCTGCATTAACGACAGTTCCATTGAATCTATAAACTGGCAAGCCGTTAAGAATAAATGTCATTACTGAATCATTAACAACAAATCCAAGATTAACCTGCTGATTATTAACCCATCCATACGCCCCGCCGTTAGGGAGGGTGTAGGACTCATTTATTGTTTGAGTTCCTAAAAAATTAAAACCTCTAACACTTAAAGTTGCTGATGCAACTGTTACTGAAGCATAAATAACAAGGTTTGAAGTTTTTATGAATACTCCACAAGATTCTGACAATCCACTTGTGAATGCATTCATCTCATAAAGCGCACCATTCTCGAATGAAGCCGGATACAAGACTTGTGGGTTTGCAGAAAAATCTGCTGCCCATGTAACCTGGCTTGGTGTTACTGTACCAGTTCCTGATCCACTTATACTACCAGTAGAAACGTTGTAGACCGCCTGTGTCCACGTTGTCAAATCAATAATGGATGAATTCTCATTTAAAGACATATTAACTAAACCTGGAGCCACATTGTATAACTCTTTCAAGTCAATAAATGTATTTGCAGGTTTAATTAATGTTGTCCCGCTTACCGGATTTGAAATCCTTAAGTTTGTTAATAACAACAAGTCCTTTGTATTGGGGTTTTCATCAATGTTAAATGTGATGCCTTCATCAGCATGAATTTTTAATCCTGATAAATCAGGCCGACCGCCAGAGAAAAAAACAGTTCCAGCACCGTCAAAGTATAATGCTTCGCCAATGCCTGAGAGATAAGTACGAGCAGCATTATATCGAGTGAGAGAATCTGTTACACCATCGTACTTAATCCCCCACTGCCTTGCCCTTGTCGGATATAAGGACTCTACATACATGCCGCTTGCAATAGAAAATATATGCCCGCCATCATCAGTAGCGGATCCACTGCGGATTACTCCAATATTTCCACCGCCATCATTCTTGGAGTAATAACCAGACCATTCGACCATCATTCCATTGTACGATGAGTCAAAAACAACATGGTGCGCATTAGATAACACACCAGCCCTTAGATCTGCGACTGTAGAGAAAGTCAGTTTTACAACATTATTGTCGAGGTAATTCTCAAGTGTTCCAAAGTACTTATCGCCAATAAACGACGCCCCGTTACTGGACGCAAGATCAGACCTTAAGCTAGCATCGCCAACACTAAGCCACTTACCACTTCCTATCCCCCCGGAGCTCTCAGGTGTAGAGTCGGGGGGGACTACTTTTGGTAGTGTTCCATCCCACCTGAACCATTCGCCTGTGCTTTCCTGGAGAAGAATGTCGTTAGGATAGTCGAGGGTATTACCCAGCTCAAAAGACCTCTTCGTGTTATAGCCATATAATCCATTTTTTATTGTGTCTATCGCCGTTTGCACAGTTTGCATCAAATAAGCATAGATATCATCTACATATTGTTTATTTGCAGAGTCCTGAGGGTTTTCTGGTGTTGCCAGCTTCTCAATACGGTACCCCTCGGCATTGTATGGCCCTCCCAGCAGTGGACGACGAAGTGCCAGCCCCAGGTAGATAAATGAGCGCTGAATTGCCATCCAGAGACGGTCAAAATCTTTATTCACCGTGCTTGCCAACAGGTCACCGTTGTCCTGATAGTCGGTCAACCGATACGTCGGGACGACACGCTCAAGCATAACAACAGCACCATTAGCAGGCGGAGTTACAAACGTAATATCACCACCGCTAACGTTACCCACACCTGACACGGTAAAACCGGTAGTAACTGACGCGCCATTAATGCTCACCTGAATATCACTGGCGCTGATGATGTAGAACTCGAAGGGAAAAACGGTCGTCAGACCGTTGGCGTTATAAATAATATAGGGGGTCTGATTCGGTACCGGCATGGCGTGTAACCTCTGGCAGGTTAATAATCGACTTCAACCTCATGGTCTCCATCACTTAACTGCCAATGTTCGCGCGATTGCCCGGTCGGAATCCCGACCACTTTACCTATACGCACCGGAGTTGCACTAATCGCCCCCGCGCCGGAATCAATATAATCGTCCGGCTGGTTGGTCAGTGCCGGGTTGAAGTCACGCATCTGGTCGTACATAGGGCCATCCAGCACGTCGGTGTGCGCCCACAGGAACCGTGAGGACAGCGGCGCTTCGAACGCATCAAGTATGCGCTTCTGTTTATTGGTAACGCTGAACTCTTCCCGAACGCCGCAGCCGGTTCCTTTTAGTGCCTGCCGCAGCAATTTGCCCGCGAAGCTGCCGGGGCCGTTCACCTCAACGCAGACAACGGGGATCTGGTATCTGATAACCAGCTCTTTGATTTGCGCCACCTGCCCGCTGGCGATCTTGTCGTTATCGTCAAACTCAGCCAGCTCGCCAGTCAGTTCCTTGCAAACATGCCAGTACAAATGGCCGCGCGCATCAGTCAGTATCAGGGATAACGCCGAGGCGTCCGCTTTCACTTTGCCTGTTGCTACGTCCCACCATGCCACGGCACCAACAATTTGCGTGCTGCCGAGCCACATTGAAGCGGTGCGGTTGGCGTAGCGAATCTCCGGATGGATGTTGTATTCGCGGATACGTTCAGGATCGAGACGAACGTCGCCAACGGGTTTACTGTGCAACTGATACTGGCTGTCCCATTCGTTAATTGTGCGGGTTTCTTTCCGCCGGTTCTCCATTTCTTCGCGGTTAAAACGCTCCGGCCAGGCACAATCTGAGTAGAAATCAATAACCGTATCCGGCGCTACAGCGAACTCCACGCCGTCTTCGGTCAGCTTATAGTCAACATCCTCGACCAGCAATCGCGCCGCTTTATGGATCCCGGCAAAAACGTACTCTGGCCGGAACGGGATAACGTAGCGCAGCTGCGTGGCGTCTTTCGCCTCAATGCGCTTTTCTTTCTCAAACAGTTTAATGGTCAGACAGTCAGCGCCCATAGACTCAACCTCATCATAAAGGCTGTCGTGCGTGTGAGGGGTACCAATGTACAGCTTGCGCCCACCGGGGATCAGAATGTGGGTTTGTTCACCCAGGCGGTACCGCAGCTTTTCTCGCGCTTCCGGCGTCTGGATATTGCGGGGGACTTCCACGTCATCATTCTGGCATTCGTTGGCGCGTGCCGAAGTAACGTTAGACAGAATGCCCTTGGCGTACATGCTGCCGTTACGCATATCCAGCGCATCGTTTACCCACCATTGTTCAACGGTACCGAGTCCATCCGGCAACATGCCTTTCGTCAGCGGATGGTTTCGCAGTACGTTCTGTGTATCGCGGCTGGTTTTGTATGCTGTCGGATCAGATTCAGACTGGTGCAGAATACGGTACTGGCGGTCGCAGTAATACCGCCAGGCATTATACACTGCAAGAATGGTGGATTTACCGAACCCACGAAAACAGCGAAGCACCGCGAGATTTCCGCGATGCTCCAGCCAGTGACAGGCGCGATAGTGGCAGTCCGGAACGTCCCAGTTCATCCGCTCCGCCCACATTAAAAAGAAGGCGAGGAACGAAATCATTTTTTGCCTTTCTGCAGGCGCTCAATAATGGCGGCCGCTTCGCGCTCAGCCTTCGATACCTGCTGCCCCAGCGCAAAGGCTTCATCATCCTGTCCTGGATTGTCAGAAGGCGTACCTCCGCGCGTCTGCATGCCAATAAGTGAGTGCACCTTGATCAGCAATGTCAGCGATGCGGCTGCGTTCTTCTTGCCCCAGTATCGATCGCCGCGCTCGTCTTTGGTCAGTTCGCTGGGTTTCTTCCCCGCCCCCGGCCAGTTGTCCGGATCGGCTTCTTCGAGCACCACGTCAGTGAGTTTATCGCTCAGCGCGGTAAGGCGTGTTTTGTAATCCTGATGCATAAAAAAGCCCCGTAGTGAATACAGGGCTATGATGGCGCGGGTTGAAGGTCGGAATCCCGACCGATTACAGTAAAACCAAATCGCTGTGATAACCTTAGATGTACAGGTAGTTACTATTTATAAAGGATGTAAAATGCCTATTAACGCCGTACAGGACGATAATTCAAATCCAGTTGTTCCTATGCAACCGATAACGGCTGGTGAAGTACGTCCACTGCAACGAACAAATCCGCTTCCAAAAGAAAACATTAAAGAACCTGGAGTTCTTGACGCTCTAGCTCCAATCCCTAAATTTACAGAAGTAAAAGGATACAACCCTTACACTATAAAAGGAGAGTTAGTAGGGTATGAAGCATTCGGTTCAAAGTTCGCTGACTCCCGATCACCGCAAGAAACAGAAGCTATAAAGTATCAAATTGACGCTCAAAAAAGCGTATTTGGCATAGAAAGTGCTGGCGAATTTAAAACGCTAATGTCCGCCAGCACGGTTGGTTTTATTGTATTGGTTTTATTAATTTTTCTTCTTTACAGGAAAATAACCCGTTAACGCATACCGGGATCCACTTGGTTTATCAGGGGTGCGATCCAGAACAGGTTATTACCTGGCAACAGCGTACGCACATTGTGCAGAACCCGATCGCCGGCATCCCCATTCAGCACGCCAGCGGTCACGTCTGTGACGGTATCGAGCAGGCCAAACGTCGGGCCGAGTGCAGAGCCGATAAAACCACGACTGGCGTAACGGGACTGTGTGCCGGTGCCAAGAAGCGCCCCCAACCCGACCATACCGCCGGAAGCTTTTTCCGCCATATTGTTGTACTCCATCAGCGGGCCAAGAATACCAGAGCGGTCAACGCCCTCGATCACCAGTTTTTCAGGAGACCAGTCAACCTCTTTCCCTTTAGCCGCTTCTTTAAGTGCGTACGTCAGCGCGCCCAGGCCGATCTGAAATGCTGTACCGTAGTAGAACTGCGCTGTACCTTCCTGCAAACCGCCCAGCGTGGCGCGGTTATATGATGCGGTCGCAAACGATTTGAACTGGAATACTGTTTTGCCAAGCGGCGTACTGGCCCACAATGGCGTATCACCAATACCGGGAGTGATAACGGTATTGTTAACGTCTTTCAGAACAGCAGACTGAAACACCCCCGCCACATGCTGATCGTCCCATTTTTCAAAATTACCGATATGCCAGCCGTCGATAATCTCACCGTGTTTCTGAAACTCACTACGAATACGCGTGGCCATATTGTCGTTAATGCCAAGTTTCGCCAGGCGACGGCCGGCGAACGCCCCGGACAGAATGCCGTCAGATGTGATCATGCCGTTAACCGATTTGTTCATGTCGTCGAAATGCCCCATCAACGTGAGCTTGCCGAACACATCAGTAACTCGCTCCATACCCGCTTCCACCGCCGTAGTACGTGCGGAGCTGTCCACCAGATCGCCCATCGTACGCGCGCGGGTGTGCAGGATGGTTTCCAGCCCCACGGCCATCTTTTTCTGTTCGGCCTTGCTGGCAACCCACGCCGGGGATTTGGTTATCATGGCGCCATAGCCGCGCGTAACATTGCGGAAGCCGTTCACCATTACGCCACGGGCCAGATCCGGTATTGCGGATACCGTCATACCACCCAGTTTGGTGACAAAGTTAGCGCTACGCAGAAACGCACCGGCGCGGACAAAAAACGACGACGGGTCGTCAGGCATGCCGTATGTGCCGACAAGACGGTCGCGAAGCGCGGTAATATCGCGCAGATCGTTATCACGGGCTTTTGCCAGTTTAGCCTGGTCTTTGGGGCGGGAACGCATCAGCGCGTCGTACTCGTCCTGGATATCCTTAAGCTGTTTTTCCAGCGTCTTGTTACCAAAAGTGCGGGTCAGCTCAACCTCTGCGGATGCCTCACGGATATGACGCTGTAATACGTAGTTAGCATCGCTTTCCAGATAATCTTTCATCAGTCGATCGGGAACACTGAGCGTACGACCTTTGGTGCTGCCGGCGGATTTAACCATAAACACATTAGCGAAATCCTGCGGAATTTTTGCGCCCACGATTTTGTTAATGGTGGCATCCGCCGTGATTTCGGCCTCTTCCCTGGACATGGTTTTCTCGCCGCGTGACCACCAGTCCACCAGCATATCGCGGAACTTATCGCGCTCATTGACGATTTTCCCGACCTTGTACACGCGCGGGAAATAGCTGGTCTGCCCGATAGCTTTAAGCTCTTCATCCGGCGGCAACAGCCCAAGTTTTTGCTGTGCCACCTTCACACGGTTAACGACGGTGCGCATGGCCTGCGCCGTTTCCTGCACCACCGGGTTTGCATGAACATCGCCGCTACGCATGGCGTTGCCGACTTCCTCCCGGAACGATGCAAAGCTCATATCGCCGCCATCCGATTTATACTTTGCATATGCCTGTTTGTTGGTCACCACCACCGCAGCTTCTTCACGTCGCCAGCCACGAACGCGGGTTTCCGCTGCAACGGGCGTTTCAATACCCCGCGCATTCCCCTGGAGGGTGAAGTTATTCTCTGCCAGTTCCAGCGCCGTACGGCGTGCTGTTTTCGACGGTGACTCCATCAGGCGGGTGATCGGCGTCAGGTAGCTGCCTGCCCTGCGTGCTGCCTTGCCAATCGGACCACCAGTAACAGGGGTTAAATCTTCGAGTGTCGCTTCACTGATCCGCGCCGCACCAATACTCCCGCCATCAGGAAGCGAAGCCGCTGCGGTGTCCACCGGCGATGTGACGCGCATATTATCGAGCGCCTCCGCCACTTCCCGCGTTGCCGCAGTTTTCACCGAAGGCGTGAGCATGGCTCCGGCGCTGGCGAAAACGCCGCTCATCAGCGCGCCGGCGGCGACGTGTGCGGCGCTCTCACCCCACGTACGGGTTATCTGCTGGTTGTTGAGCGCAACCTCACTCAGCGCTGTACCCGCAGCCCCGATCACAACCTGCGAACTGATACGCGCCAGCGCACCGCCTTGCGCACCGGGAATAAACATCGACGCGACAGTTACCGGATCGACAACCCCGGCGGCGATGCTGGCTAACACACCTTCGCCCCCCGCCTCGGACAATACGCGACGGTCCTCGTTTTCGTCATCAATCTGCTGTTTCAGCCAGGCGGTTTCTTCCGGCGATCGGGAATCAGCGAACGCGGATCCCCACTGTTCGTAACCATGCAGTTCGTTTTTATCCATATACGGGTTGTAACCTTCCGCCGGTTCAAATTGTTTAGCCGGACGGAACATATCGCCCAGCAGGTTATTCTGGCGGAATGCTGCGCCCCAGATGGAAGGCTCCGGCTGCTGAGGCTCAGGATTAGTCCCCTCCGGAAGGGAAACATCAAAGCCCGTCGGTTCAGCCAGCACATTGCCCGACGGGGTAAATCCGTTATTCATTTCCTCAGCTTGTGCGTAGACCGGCATCAGTTCGTTCCCCCGCCATAAATAAACTTAGGCACACTGTTAATACGTTCGTTATGCAGACGTTTGTACTGCTCATCCAGCGCACGATGTTTGTCTTTAAACCCACGGATAGCCTGACCGCGCGTAATTTCCTCCTGGTCACGCTGTTCACGTTCCTGCTGCATCTTTTTATACGGTTCCCACTCTTCGAGCGACGGTTTCCAGCGCATGGGGCGACCGTGTTTATCGTAAAACGGCTGCACTGCCTCGATACCATCTTTATCCTTCGTCCGTACCATGATGGCGTAATCGCCCTGGCGTGATGTCAGCACATCCGGAGTGATCTCCAGTTCGCCACCGATACGACTCTCGGGTGTTTTTGTTTCAACTACAGGGGCGTTACCTGACGTGATCCCGAGCTGTGTCGGACTGGTGGTTATTGTCTCTTTGCGGTCGCCATACATAAGCTGCTCTTTTTCGGCTTTCCACTGTGCCGCCTGCCAGCCTGATGGGCCGTAGTTATAGAGCGCCTCCGGCGCGTACTTCATGAATTTAGCGTCGCCGTTCACCTCGCTGATACTCCAGGTGCGGGCAACCTGCTGGTTGGTCATTTTCTTCGCTGCATCAGCGTTGCCGCCAGTAGTGCGGTAATTAATGTCATACAGCGCCTGATAGTCATTTCGGAAGCGTGCCGCTTCCGGCGTCTGGTCATCTGCAGCCGGATCCCAACGGAACCACTGCGCCATGTTGCTGACAGCAGAGTCCATCGCCTTACTACGATCCTTTTTGTACTCTTTTGTGCTCTGCGTGGACGCCAGTTGTGCTTTAAGCGCGTCGGTCTGGTTGTACGTCAGGTTCTGCGCCTGTTCAATGGCAGCCTCAGAAGACATACCGGAATCGGTAAGCTGTTTGACCGTCAGGTAAAAGCCCTGCATATCTTTCGGCATGTCGCCGACAGACGCAGGATCTGTATCGTACAGTCGGTTGAACAGTTCAGCCCCCTGCCGTACTGCCTCAGGACTACGGGCGCGCGAAATAGCCGATAGTTGCGTGGTAACCTGTGACGGAATAATGCCGGTCTGCGCCACCTGCTGCACAATGCCGTCGTGCGTGGCGGCATCGTTAATACGAAAGCTCTGCGCAGTATCGGTCGCGTCGGCGGCTTTCTGCATGGATTTGTTCGACGGGTCGAGTTTCTCACCCATCGACAGCGCTTCATTAAAACGACGGGCGTCACGTTGCGTCTGGATGGCTTCATTACTTTTTTGTACCAGTGCGCCCAGCTTGCCGTAAGCGTCAAGTTTCAGCGCGTAATCAGGGTCATTGGCCTGAGGCTTCATTTTCGCAAGTTCGGCCTGCTGCTCTGCGGGTGAAACGTACTGGATAGCCTGAAAGGTACGGGCGCTATCGATGGCAATATCCAGTTGCTTAACAGCTTTCTCCCCCTGCTCACCATAGGCAAACATAATCGACGTCTTATCCGGCATCGCGTCAGGCACTTCGCCGTTATACAACTGCGTCATTGTATTATTGAGAATAGGGTCGATTTGCTGGCGCAGGGCGGTACGCTGCTCGCGTATCTGCGATTCTGCCATGTTATCGATTTTGTTTACCGCTACCGGATCCAGTCCGGTTTTGTTCTTATGGTACCGGGACAGCCAGCCGCGCGTTTCGGTTGGGAGTTTACTGATAAACTCCGCCTCGGAAATCTCACCCTTACGCGGGTCACCTACTTTCTCAATCAGATTGTCAACATTACCCATACCCCAGTTATACGCGGCCCCGGCCAGCGTTTCAGAGCCGTATTTACCGTACAACTGGTTTGCGTAATCGCTCGCCAGTAGCGCGTTCTGCTCTTCGTCAGCCGGGTTATATTCAACACCGCGTTTTGCAGCCAGTTCTTTCCCCGTGTCAGGCATTAACTGGTATTTACCCTGAGCGCCCGCCCTGGATGTCAGAATGCTGCCATCAGGTTTAAAATGCTTACCGCCGGACTCAACAAAGCTGATTGCTCGCATATCCATGCCGCCGCTGTCTTTAATGGGGAACTCACCGTTAAGCCAGCCCTGCGGATTGGTAACCGCATAGTTTTGCGCGCGCTGTTCCAAAGCGTTTAAATCAGCGGATGAAATAGCCTGCGCTATCTGTTCTGCTGACCATCCCTGCGCCTGCCCGTAAAGTTCAATCGAATGCTTACGCGCACCCCGTGCCAGTGCTGCGGCTTGTGGATCGTCGTATGCATTGGCTTCCTGCTGAACAGACGTTTTTACCGTGGTTTCAAACTGATTTTGCTGTGCTGTCGCTGTCTGAGCACGTTCGAAAGTATTGTAGGTGCTAAATCGCTTAACCTGGCTTGCCTTCCACTGTGCGTCAAAATAGTCCAGTTGGCTGGGCGGAATTTTTTTGCGGGCCTCCTCATAGTCCGACGCATCAAGTTTATCCATATCTGCGCCAACACCCGTAGAGTTAAACCCCTGTCTGGTGACCAGGGCACCTGTTTCCGGGTTTTCCCATCGATCTGTTGATTTGGCATAGAGATCATTTAACGCCGCCTGCGTCGCTGCAAGGTCTTTCTTATTCTGTTCTGCCTGTATTGCATCCGACACATTTCCCAGCGATGCGCCAACACGTGAAAGGGCCGCACCGACAGCACCAACATTTCCCTGAGAGATTCGCCCGGTTGTTGCCTGCGGCGTAAGGTTGCCGAAATTACCCGTTGGTATACGCATTATCGTTTCCACCCGCTATACATCTGAGATCCCGAAGACAGCAAAGAACTACCCGCATTCATCATTCCGGCTTGCTCCGCTTTTTTACCGCTGATCACGTCCGCCTGCGCCTGCGTACGCATCCGGTTAGAACTGTTGACACCGTTAAGAATGGTTGTGTAAGCATCCTGTTCAGCGTCACCCGCAATACCAGATGTGACACGCAGCGCGGTACCAGAATCTGTTTCAACACCGGACGCGCCAAAAGCGGATGTTGCCTGTGATGCCTGTTGCGCTCCCTGCTGACGAATACGCTGCGCCTGCACTTTGGCTGCAGCGGTATTGGCATCCGCATCTGCTTTTGCCTGCGCAGCGTTGTAATTCGCCGCCGCTTTTTCATCCTGCCCCTGTTTCATTGCGCCAAGCGCAGACACAGCCGCAGCCGCCAGAGCAACCCACGCCATTATTTACCTCCTGAAAATACAATGCCGACGTGCTTAAGCCCGAGACGCTCATACATTCGTCCGGTACGTTCTTCATCAATGCCCGTCGTGATCCCCATGTCGATCTGGTCAACATCTTTTGACTTCGCCCAGGTGATGTACTCTTTTGCCAGGCGGTAACCGGCTAACGTTCCGCGATGGGCTTTTTCAACATAAAGCCCCAGTTCGTACGAAATCGTTGCATCCGCGAAATAGTGTTCGGTAACAACCGCAGCGATCGCGCCGATGATAGCTCCGTCTTTTTCCGCCACAGCAACCATACCGTCGGGGGAATCGATCAGGCGACGTAACAGAGCAGAGAACTTGACTCCGTTGTATGGCAACGTCCGGTACCGGGATTCCTGGTGCATAATTTCCGAAAGTCGAATAATTTCCGGGATATCTGCGGTGCTGGCTGGTCTGATCATGTTTAGCCCCCGTTACTGGTGAACGTGAAAATAATGGCGAGAATATGGAAAGGCAGCGGCTGACGCTGTTGAATAAGCAGAGAATCTTCGCCGCGCTCCCAGCCGAGTTTTCCCCAGTAGTGATCGCCGGTGAACAACGGCGCGGGCTTATCCAGGACCTGCGGCCCGAAGCGACGGAACGGGATAACCTGACCGTTACACTCTGCGCCGGTGGTCTCAAGAAAACGCATGGTCACTTCGCTGGTCCGTTTTTTCGCGTTCTGCGTTGTTCCCTCAGTGGTGGCGACTTCCGGCGTTAGCGTCTGGATTGTGGTTTCGTAATGCAGGCCTGCTTCGATTGATTTCGCTTTTCGCGTGAGGGTGATTTGTCCACTGGATACTACCGACTGCGGCATGACAGAACCATCCGCAACCACATCAATGGTTTTCCCCTCGAGGTGAGAAAATCCCGTCCATGTTGTAGCGCCTTCGGTGCTGGTCCCTGTTACAGCGGAATCGGTACGCAGGGTGCTGTCCAGAATCTCAACAAAGCGTACCGTCTGCCCGTTCACCTCACGGCGTACCAGTACGTAAACCACATCGTCAGTATCGGAAGGAATACTGGTAACAGATTCGAAAGCGCCATCGGTGGCATGGCGTGACCATGCGATCACATCCTGCGTACGGTCTATCGCCATTGATGCCGCTGAACCATCTTTACGCGCTATCCACACGAACGGGTCCGGTTGCTGCTGATATGCCATGTCGCTGATACCGCTGGCCGTAATGTGCTCAGCCAGCACCGTCATATCATTGGCGGTGTACGCAACAAATGAATCGGGATCGTACGCTGCTGCATAAAGTTTTCGCCCGGCTCGCTGCACAAACATGATTTCAGTGCCGACGCGGATCGGGCGGATATTATTACAGCCGTACGGACTGGGGTTTTTAACCGAAATATTGGTCGGAGTGATAGCGGATTCATTGCCCGCAGTGATAGTAAACTCACCGCCATAGGTCAGCGCTATAAGGGTGTTCATCTGTGCCAGATGCACAATAGGATTGAGCTGATCGGAAGACAGCGTAAAGCTCATTGCATTATCGTCGTCTGTTCCCAGCTCGAACGACAGATAAACACCGGTTTCACTGAACCAGATCGTTTGTGGAAAACGCGGAGAACCGGCCAGAACCAGACGCTGCTGATACAGCGTAACCGCGCCTGGGTATCCCATACTGCCACCCCAGACGGAATCCTCACGTGTCCACGCGCCGGGTGATGCAGCCTGTGTAGCAGAAAGTACCTTGCGGATGGTTCCAACGGCCTTCTGTGAACTGGTTATGCTGTCAATCAGCACCAGCCCTTCATTGATGCGGACATAAGAACCCACATCTGCTGACACCCACCCGGCCCCTGTGAGCGTACCGTCACTACCTGCAGGCGGTTCGTCGTCGCTGAGGGTGAGCGTAACTTCTGAGCCGATAAATTCTTTGACGGAGGGCTTACACCACTTCTGCGGTGTATCACGAATCTCGTCGAATGGTTCAACAATAAACGGTGCCGGCTCAAGTACCCAGTTTGTCTGTCCGAGGCGTTGCAGACGTTGTGGCGGGACATTCTCATGCGCCAGAAACATGGTGTCAGCACCCTGCACATAGTTCACATCCGGCAGCATAGCGGCGGTGTAGGGACTGGCAATTTCATACGGCGTATTGTCGCTGTTGACCACCTGCTTACCATTCTGAAATACGCGCATGTAACCGTCGCCAAACTCCAGAACGTACGCCTGTGAGCGATTGAACACGTAAGGGATAAGGCGGGCTGTTTTGTTGCCGAATTTCGCAGCGGCCGCAAATCGCATACCCGGTCGGCGCACTACCCCACCCTGAACCACAACAACGCCATTCTCGATCACTTTGGCACCGTTGGCATAACGGGCAATATCAACGCGTCCCATCAGACGGGGGGACAACTCACCGGCGGTAAAATTGGTTTTTATCAGATTAGCGCGCATGTCAGAACCTTGATTCCAGCGTGGGGTAACCGTCCAGCGTTTCCGGTGGTTCCTCCTGCCCGTCGATAGATTTAGCCTGGCGCAGCAGGTAAGCCGCTTCCTGGGTCAGCGTGTCGCGCAGACTGGTGGATCCGGTGACCGCATAGGCAAGTTTCGCCTGCATGGTGGCTTCGGCAACGTTCACAAGCGCTGCGTCCCACGTGGATTCGTCTTCATTGCGGAAGACATAGCGCAGCAGTACAGCGTTGACGTTTGCCAGCAGTTTGTTGCCCTCAATGCGGTACGGAATATCATCCTGTGGCTCACCGATGGACAGAACGCGGATTAAATCGCCGGGGAGAGAAAACTGGTATCCGAACCCAAAAATCGGGGTGTCGCTGACAGGGGAAAGAACAACGCGCTTAATGGCGCAGTTCCACGGATGCGCGCGCAACAGGTTATTGCGAACGGTCGGATAAAGGTTTGAGCACAAGCGGGCGTGGTCGGTATCTTCGACAAAATCGTTGATTGGATGCGCACCCAGCGCCAGCAGTGCGTTTGAACAAATCGAGACGCTCGACGTCATGGTAATACCTCAGATGGAAAAAGGCCGGGGGTTACCCCGGCAAGTACACCAGCGGCATTAAGCAACAAAATCGATGGCGACGACTTTCTTCTCGTTGGCACGACCTGCACCGTAGGACGCATCAACAGAGATCTGAATGGTGTTGTTTTTATCGCGGCGCGGGCCGATATCGACGTTATACTCAGCGCCGGTACCGAAATGCACAGCGGATTTACACCACGCAGCTGCGGTTTTGGTGGTTACAGCTGGGTCACCTGCGGTCGCAGAGTCCAGCTTTTCGTAAGCCAGCCAGTTAAAGCCCAGCCACTTGGAAGACACCGCGCCTTCCTGGAGCATTTTCACCGCCATAAAATCAGCAGAAGTCAGCGTGGTATCGCTGAGGATCTGCGTCAGCATGTCGGCGTTGTACGTCATGTACAGCTCTTCGCCGTTCTGCTCGTCACACTCGTTACGGCGGAACATCGCTTTCGCGGCGATCAGCTTGGCCTTGGTCATACCTGTGCCACCCGCAACGATTTTCTGCGCAGCCGGGAGAGCAACCGGAGCGTATGCGCCGTTGTTCTCTGTCTTACGCAGAACGGTATCGAGCAGCGCGCGATAGATAACATCGTCTTTTTTGCGGTTGGCTGCTGCCAGGGTGAGTTGCAGATACGGCCCCTGCGGGTCAGCGATCAACTTGCGCAGGTCGCGTTTTTCAACCGGGACGAATACGGCATAGTCAGCCATCAGCGCATTACGGGTACCGGCTTCCGGCACATCCCAGACGGTGTCACCGAAACGCGTGGTGATCTGCGTCATTTCGATGGTGCCCATGTCGTTGATGGTGAACGACGCACCGGTAATCATTCCACGATCGTTTACCGCAGCCTGCAGGCGGGAATCCTTCTGCTGTGAGGCAATTTCAAAGGAATCATGAAACTGCGTTACAAACGCTGCGGTGATCATGTTTTTGTTAGCATCAAAAGCCATGACAATCACTCCAAAAATTATCGCCTTGCGGGGTATCGGTTTCCCGGCCCGAATATCACAATGCGACTGGCGCTTACGCACTGTGGGAAAAATCAGGTATCCGGCGTCCCCGCCGGGCTGGTTGTGGGAAGATTGTTAGCGAGGTGTGCGGTCGGAATCCCGACCAAATGAAAAAAGCCAGCAATTAGCTGGCCTTTGACTACAGATGGGGTGTTATGCGGTTAGTTTTGCAAAGGCTGCGTTGACCATTTCGGCCAGCGCTTCTGCCTCTTGCCTGGTTGATTGCTGCTGTAACATCATCTCAGCCAGTAAATTGGCTTTGACCTCGAACAAATACCCTTGCTGTCCTGGCGTTAACACTGGTGCGGTTTGTTTGTCGCTCATCGGTCTTTCCTCGATTTAAGTTGTCGTGACATGTCACGCTACGGACTGATCACCGTAGGTTTTCTGGTAGAACGCTTTGACCTGGGCGGATACGCGTTCGTGATCAGCGTGTTTCGGGTCCATATACGCCGGGGATTTCATCAGGTCGCGAATGGTCTGCTGCTCTGCGAGATTAATTTCGCCGCCCGCTGGCGCGTCTTCCTGCATTTCCGCGCCCACTTTCGCCAGCATGCGAATGACCATAGGGTTATTGCCGATCGCGTTGATATCGTCGCCCTGCTCTGCCAGTTGCGTAAACGCGCGGTAAGCCAGGCCGATATTCTTTTTAAAATCCGCGTCTGTCTTCCAGACTTCACGCAAAGACGTGGTCGCCGCTTCGGCATCCAGTTCCGCCGAACCAGTGGCAATCTGCTGGGCGTTCTTCACGTACTCACCCAGGATAAAACTCATCTGGTCATTGGTGATGCCTTTGGCATGAGCAGCTTTCAGAAAGCTTTGGGTGCTGGGGTCGGCTTTAAACTCATCCCACTTAAAACCCTCGACGTCTACCTTTGGCGCATACTCATCTGATGTTTTCGGCGCCGTGCCGATGCTCCCCATGCGCTTCTCCAGCGCGACATGAGCCTCCGCCAGCTTACGGGCTGATTGCTCAACGTTAAGCGCGCCATCTTCGCCGCTGACACGGTATTTTTCCGGTAACCAATCATTCGCGCCCGGTTCGCTCGCGCCGGTGCTGAGTAAAGAATTACCAGAAGGATCGCCAGTACCCGGATTATTACCGCCATCTTTATCACCTCCACCGCCAGACTGCTCTGCACCCGGCTCCACGTTCATGAATAAGTGTTTAAGCTTCCACATCGTCTTCTACTCCATCGGCTTTGTTGATTTCGCGCAGGATGAAATCCAGTACGGATCGCTGCCCTGCCCGGTAACATGTTTCACGGTCGCCCTCGGTACCGCCGGAGACATATGCCTCACGTCCGAAACGGCGGGTTAATTCCTCAAGCACCTGCTGACCACCCGGCATTTCCTCGAAAATGCGTTTGAAATCAGCGGGGGTTACCTGTTTTTTCATCAGCCACCTGCCAGTTGTTTGCCTAACGCTGCGCCAGCGGTCTGGCCTGCTGCACCCGCCGCCTCACTACCCGCCTGCATCATCAGCGCCTGCTGCTGGGCGTCAGCCTGTGCTTTACGGCGACGTTCGCGCAGGTCTGCTACCGCCTCCGTTGAACGAATGACCTTAGCCGGAACGCCGAGCGCAGCCGCCACAACGCGCGTGGCTTCGTCGGTATCAACGAGATCAACAACTTCCTGGTCGATTGCGGTGAGGTTTGCCACATTCGCGCCGAGGCGCTCAATAGCGGTGACGTCCTCCAACTGCTGCGCGCGTGCCAGCGGGGAGATGTAGCGTACGTTGAAATTCGCGTTCTGGAGGCTTTCAGGCGGTTGCGGGAATACTCCAGCGCGGAAGGCAATGCCGAAACAGCGTACAACCAGCGGTTGCAGGTATTCGGCCTGGAAGCGTCCATAGACCGGGCCGAGTAACTGGCGGATCAACGCAACGCGCACATGCACTTCCGTGGCGGTCATCGCTGGCCCGTCCTGCGGCTGGAGCTGGTCGGCCATCATGATCTTGCGGATAGACGCCTGCAGGCGTTCTTCTGCAGTGAATGCAACGTTGAAGTCTGCGCCAGTCAGCAACGGTTTCATGCTGTCCGTGCTGTTCGCCACGATGATGCGACGTGGGCCAACCTTGACCGTACGCGGGTTGAGTACGCCGTCGTCTTCGGCGATCCACATGCCGGAGATAGCCAGGTCCTGCGCGGCCTTCTCCATGCGTTTGGTTTCGTTCAGCTCTTTGCAGTCAGGCAGCGCGTCGTACACCGGGCCGATACCGTACGGACCACCGGGGATTTTCATCCAGCGCGGAACGCAGCAGGGAAATTCGTGATAACCGGATTCGCGCACAACGCGCTTATTGCTCACATCGATGTTGAACGATGCAAAACGCATGTTCTTCGCCATGCGGGCGTTAACGAGATAGGTGTCACGCGGGAAAATACAGTGCAGGAAATCAAATTTGTCGTCGGGCTTTTTCTTCGCCGCGTCGAGGATTTTCTCGCTGACATTGTCCCTGCCAAACTCTTTGATGGCCTGCTCTGCCGTGAGCTGGTAGCGGCGGTATATCGTGTCAACGATACCGTCTTTGCGGGTAGACGTGACAAAGCACTGCGCCAGCGGCCATTGCTGAAACATGAAGCCGCCCTCTTCGCGGTCTTCGTCGATGTACAGCACGAACCAGCCCGCGCATACCACATCGAGATTGGCCTCGTATCCTTCCGCGTCGAAGTTGGCAGCGTGGATATTTTCCCACACCAGCGTTGCGCACTCAGACAGCCAGGCTTTCGCATCGTCCGGGAGCGACTCGCTGTCGAGGTTCAGCCACTGCGCGTTTGCCGGGGTCATGCCGGACATGAGCGCAGACGCCAGCATGCGGGCGCTGTCGGTGGCAGTGCCGTCCAGTAGCTTAGCCACCTTGTGTTTTGCGCTCTGGGCGTCGAGCACCTCATCAGAGAATCCCGCGCCGCGCAGCGGATAGGTGTAGTCATAGCACTCGCGCCAGACGCTTTCGTGTTGCTGGCGGTTTGCTTTCAGCGTGTCAGAACGCTTGATCAGCTTTACGGCGAGTTCATCCATCAGTTACGCCCCCAGTGAACGTTTTGTTCCGGATGCCGCAGCACCGGAGCCGAGCAAAGAGGTGCCGGAATCGTCCGTTCCGCCTGCGCCACTTGCCAGCAGGGAAGAACCCTGTTTACGTTTCTTGCGTGCTGCTGCGTCAGCGTTAGCCGCTTTGGCTGCTGCGTTCGCTGCTGCATCGGCTTCCGCCTGTGGATCTGTGGTCTGGACGTCAGGCGTTTTGTCTTTGGTCCATAAGCCAGCGGGATCCAGTATTTTTTTAGGGTCAAATCCGCCACACATAGCGATTCTCCTTAGCCTGGTACGTGCCAGCCGTGTTCAGTCAGCACGGGCTTACCCGTCACCGGCTGGCGCTTGCCCTCTTCGTTCGTCACGTAGCCGTGCGGCGCAGCGGGTGCCGCCGTGGTGGCTTTTTTAACGAGTTCGAGGAAATCAATGCAGTTGGTCAGCGGGTTACCGACCAGGTCGGTGAAGGCGTAATCTTCAAAGCGAGCGATGATAGCCGCACCCTGTTCGTTGATGGTTGCCAGCACCGTATTGCGCTCATTAAGCGCTGCGTCGTCGAGCAACTCACCAACGCGCTGCTGAACGGTCTGTTCGTCGGCACGTGGTGCATTTACGGCATTACCAGCAACAGAATTAAGCAACAGTGCTTCTTCTGCCTGACTGGATTTTTCCTGCCCTGGCACCTCAACATTTTTTTTTGGTCGACCCATTTTGAATATCTCCGGATTAATGGTGAGCCGTCATTGTGGTTTGGGTGTCTGGTCAGTTTCCCGACCAAAACGCGATTTACGGAAAGTGAACCACTGACGGTGTAAAACTGTGGGGAGTTTTTTTCTGTCTGATGCTGTCGCCATACACCACAATGCGATCAATGCCTCACCATGACCGTGGCGAGGTTCAGATCCAGACTTCCAGCCCAGAACAGCAGATTTTGAAACGCCGAGTTCGTCAGCTATCTCCTGTGTAGTGAGATTTTTTCTGGTCAGGTCGGTAATGACGCGAAACCAGTCTGTCCGGAAGGTGGCGACCAGCGGCATCGATCACCCCACAAAACGCGCGCGCGCGCGAACATAGAGAGGGGCAAAATCGCCGCCCGCCTGAATGGGAAAAGAGCCTGAACAGAATTTCATGCTTTCCGGACTCGTTGGCCAACCACATTTTTTAGCGTTATCTGCTGCTCTTAGAGACGGAATTAAATTCTGCATAAGCGTAATTCCTTTACTTCGATAGTTACCTGTTCGAGCAATTCAGTCTCTGAACCGTAATTTTCTTCCCATGTTTTTTGCCCTGCGTGGATAGCTACGCCGTGTCCGCCGGTTCTGTGGTGTGGAGGGCAAAGCGGGAGCGTTTCTTTGTGGTCGGCGCGCTGAGCTATGCCTTGCCCTTTACGGATGTGATGGACTTCTGCGGGTGTGGCGCCATAGCCAAGATTTCTGCATACGACGCAACCCAGTGATGCAACATCTTCCAGCCAGCGTTTATCGTCTTTGGTCATGGCGATATTTCTCACGCGGCATAGCTGAATAATTGCGAGGCTGCGTTTTCTGCTGCCTGCTGAGTTGGGAATGTGCGGAATAAAATATAATTCCAGAGCACATCGAGAACGGATTTATATAGCTGGGAAAATTCGACATCGTCCATTTTTGCGAACGATATGGATTTTGGTTCGTTGCGGGTGGTGCCATCAGGCATTTCGTATCTGGTATAAAAACCAGCCTGGATAGTTACCCATGCGCGGAATGCTTCGAAGGATTTTACTGCGCTGATATTTCCGGCGCGTTTTTCCGCTTCTTCTCGGAGATACTGATCAGCCAGTTCCTGGAGTGTTTCTTCGTGACCAGCGTAGTGAGCCACCAGCTGCACATATCCACGAACCAGTTTTTTATCTGCCGGGGATATTGCACCGCCTGACGGTTGCCAGTAGTCAAAGCCGAGATTCAGCAGTGCGAAAAATTTACGGTGAAATGCTGCATTGCGAGCCTGTTTAAAGTCGGCATACAGGACAGCACCCAGACGGAATTTTTTCTCGATAAATTCGCGGGCGTCTGGTGTGGCCGGAATTAAAACGCCGCCTGCTGATTTTACAAATGAATACTGCGCCATTGGTTTCCCCTTTAGCGCAGCAATTGCTCAGAAATACAGGTTACCGGGTGTTCAGTCCGATACCGTAATTATACCCTAACTTTGCCTTTTTGAACAACGATACAGCCTGCTTGCTCTGCCAGTTCTAACAATGACTTAAGCGACGCGACATGCTCATCGTCATACACATTTCTTAAAGCCGTAACCTTGCCATTTTTGCAGGTGATGAGAACGCGACCGTTATCGGGGAGATGTTCCCCTACCTCCGCCTTTTTGAACACGCTCCCTCCCAACCAATGCACTGGATAAACATACAGTATATATACTCCCAAGTGGCAGGAAGTGCAAACTTTTAAAGGCACAAAACGTTAAAACACGAAATCAGGTTAATTTTCAACCATATGTTTAATAAAGAAAAACCGCCATTATCTGACGGTTTAATTACGAGTTACAGACTGGTGTGACATGTCACATTGTCAGTTTCACAGCATGCCATCCGGACGTAACCCAGCACTGAGAATCACCTTCACAGGGGCATGACATAACCGGCAGCGCATCGCCGCATTTGCCGCATAAATTTGCACTGATAGATTTGATACGACCACGCACCCGCGCATCATCCTGGCGGATCAGCAGCGCGATATACTCCGACATTTCGTACGGCGCACGACCAGGACGCCGGGCGGCGCAGCCCCGCTCCAGCATGTCCAGTTCCTGAGCATCCAGCACCAGTTCAATTTTGCGCTCACCAGCGGCAGACTGGCGGGCACGTTGTGCCGCTTTGCGCTCTGCTGCGGATTTAGCCATTACGCTGCCTCCCTTCTTACACATAACTCAGGCAAATTGGCGCGCACCAGCGCTTCAGCGAACGGTGGCGGGACCGCATTGCCGCAGCGGGCCACTTGTTTATCTTTGGCGTAGCGCTTGCCGCGATAATCCTGATCGATGATGTACCAGTCAGGGAAGCCCTGTGCGCGATAGAGTTCGTGCGGCTGAAGCATGCGCATACCGATATCGACGATGCGGTACGTTATCCCATCGATGTCGACCATCCCGGTGCATTCCTCGCCGCAGTATTCACGCAGGAACGCCAGCGTTTGCTGTGCGCGCTGTTCGTCGTAGTCTTCGACCGCCAGTGTGGTTTTGACTTCCCCGACATGCAGGCCACCGGCCGTAACTGTCGGCATTGGTTCACTCGTGGGCTGACCATCGCGACAGGTGCCGCGCAGTTTTACCAGGTGGGAAGCAACCACCGCATGGTGATCGACAGTTGTCACCGAGTGGACTGGTTCATCCAGCCCGACGCCCGGCCCCGTATAGTTGCCGCCGTAGTGCTTCGCCAGAAATGCGCTGGCCACGGCGAACTTGTTACCACCAGCGGTTACTGTCCCCAGCGGCTTTTCAAGCTGCAACACACGCGGGTCCTGCCCCGGCCTTTCGCCGTACCCCATCTGGATCAACGTTGGCGTCACCAACTGCGAATGACCGCCGCCGCCCGCCGTAATCGTCGCGCTCGGTTCGTCTGCACGGTGACCGATGCTGGCGCCAAACTGGCGAGCGATGACCGGCGCAACCAGACAGGCACGAGACTGTTTCAGGATAGTGTGAGTGGGTTTATCCAGCGGACGCGGCTTTGCCTGGTACTCACTACCACCGTTACCAGCAAGGAACGGTGTAAGCGCGGCCTCAACGATACCGAGGGCATGACCATTCCCGCCCGGGCGCCGTGACGTACCGGCGGTGATTGTCGGGACAGGTTGTGTGACATCCTGCCCTGTCGCGCCTGTTCTGAACTTCGTCAGGTGCGGTACGGCAACCGCGTAGCCATGCGTTTTGGTGATTGTCTGCAGTGGTTCTTCCAGCGACTGGCCCCGGAAGCAGTCGTAATGCGTTTTGGTGCTGGTATGGTTGCACTTCACGATAAACGGCGACGCACTGTCGATAACGAAACGCTGAATACCGCGTGCAATGCGCTTGAGCGTGTTCACTGCCAGGGGCTTTTTGCGGTCGAAGATCGACAGCGCAGGAATGGTCCAGTCGATACACTCCGCAGCGGTGCGCCACGGTAACAGCTTGCCAGCCTGAACCGCCGGTGACTTCGGACTCCCGTGTGTTGGCTCCGGCCACACTATCGGTTTCCCGTCACAGCGCATAACCATGAAGAAGCGTTTTCTGATCGTCGGCGCACCGTAATCACAGGCGCGTAGTTCGCGATACTCAACGACATAACCCAGACCTTTTACCAGTCTGGCGGCGTCCTCGCTGTCGAGAGGAATACCCAGGAATTCACAGCACTCCACCAGCGCAGGATGATCGGGAGAAATCCCCGTCGTTAGCATGGCGACGAAAGCTCGGAAGGTTTCGCCAACACGTTCAGGGTCCGGGCGCATTTCACCAGCAAGAAGCGGCCCCCATGTTTTAAACTCTTCGACGTTCTCCAGCTTCATAACACGAGGCTTAACATCAAGCCCCCAGCGCAGTGTCACCCAGGCCAGACCGCGTATCGCTTTTTCTACTGGCTTCGCACCTTTAGCTTTCGAAAAATGGCGGCAATCCGGGGAAAACCACGCGAGCGCAACCGGGCGGCCAGCAGTCGCAACTTTTGGACTGACGTCGTATACAGATTCGCAGTAGTGCAACGTATCAGGATGGTTTGTCGTGTGCATCGCCACGGCGTTCTCATCGTGGTTTATCGCAATATCAACGCTACGCCCGATCGCCATTTCAATACCGGTTGACGCGCCACCGCCACCAGCGAAATTATCAACAATGATTTCTCTCACGCGTATTTCTCCATCGCGCTTGCCAGCGAACGGGCAGCAGTAACAATTGACGGTACCGGCATTTTTTCCAGCCACATCCGGTTGATGTGATGCAACAGGCGGCGCTGGTGATGTGCAGGGAGATCACCAGCATTCTCTATCTGAGAAAAAACCATATGCACTTCTGCTGGCCATACCGTCTCTGGAATATCAGGAAACAAAATGGTTTCGAGTTCAATCAACCTTCGATATGCGCTATCTAGCAAAGCATCTTTCATGCAGCCTGCTCCCCTGGTTCTTTGATTGATTCAGCGATCCCAGGCAAAAGTATTACATCGGGCGAATCACACTCATTTCCCCATACGTCAAAGCCATGCGAGGACTGCCGCGCAAACAATTCAATGCGTGGGATGTCACCCAGTAGTTGAACCAGCTTTTCACGTACAAAGTCAGGTTTTTGCGAATGCGCAAGTCGCGGTGCGGTAAATGACTGGATGATTCCGGCGTCAACACGTTCAGGAAGATTCCCCTTAACCGCAAAAAGACAATCTTCACTATTAGCGCGGGTCATATGACCCATTCCCATTACCAGTTTGTCTGTCTGACGGCTTCCGCACTTATTCCAGGTAAAGCCTTTCATTGTCATCAGCCGGAACCCCCACGCCTCGACCACCTTCAGTGCTTCAATCGGTTGTGTCGGTACCCACCACATAGCCAGCAGGCAGTTTTCTGCAGCGAGATCCCACACTGGCAGACGGCAGATATCGAGAACATTCATCACGGAATATTTGAACCCGGCGCCACGGTCACCGTCTGCAGCTTTGTCCCGGTATGCCCACGGCGGATCTGCATAAATTAACGTGTATTTTTTATTCACTCTTTTCCCCTTCTCGCTGCTGGCGCCAGTAATTTAAGCGTTGTCTGAAAAATTCCCGGTAGCTTTCCGGCGTCGCATCAATGTGCTGAATAACCGTCTGCCGAGTGACTTTTCGCTCATAGAGCTGACGAACGAGTGCGGCGGCGCGCATGTCGTAATGCTCCTGGAGTTGGCACTCTTGCGGCCATTTAGCACGATTGAACGGTAAGCCGGGCGGGAGATAATCCGATTGCCCGACCATGCCTCAAGCCCTCATGTTTTTCTCTGAGTGAACGTAGAAACGGGGATCAACACTTTTCAGCGTGAAGTGTGTAACAGGCATGTCGTCATGCCGCTCGATGCCGACCAGATTCGACATGCAAAGCGCAAAGACACGTTTCTGGAGTTGCTCCAGGGTAATTTTGATGTCCGGGTGATATTTCTTAATCGCAGACATAATTCCCTGGTATGACAGCGTTTTGCCCTTCATGATTGCCACCAACTGCGACGCTGGTAATTCACTGGATTTTGGCTGTACATCAGGCTTCGGGGATGTTGCTATGGGTTTAATTGAATCCAGCAGCAGGCGACAACGGCTGGTAACCCCTACCCTGTAACCCGTTTTTTTGTCGTAATTTTCTTTGCTGCCCGAAGTCCAGACAGTTGCAGTTTCACGAAGTTTTACTGTCTTCTCGCCACCGGAGTAGATCACTGTGCCGGTGTGAGTTTTACCGTGGCGCCGCGGTGTTGACTCCGCCGCTTTCGCCTTTTTCACTGTCGGTGTAACGCGTGCGGTTAAACCCGGCACCGGAACAGGACGGGGACACGGAACGTATATCGAACGGCTACGCGCTCTGGCACCGGCATTCATCCGCCAGATGATTACATTCGTCCAGTCACAGGCATCATCAACAGTCGCTACTTTCGGATAAATTAAATCGGTCATTGGTCTTTCCTCATTGGATTTCGCGCTGGTCAGGCGCTTTTAAAATGCATCGGTGTTGTACTTCTCTGCATACTTTCGTTGCTGTTTTCTGGGTTTTGCTGCCTCCAGTTGAATACGGGTCTTCTCTTTGCCGACGTGCTGATCGATCGGCAGAAAGTGACCGTTTTTAAATTCCTGATAAACCACAGTACCAGCAGCCGCAAACCGGCATTTGCCGAGAATGACCTCAGCCACACCAGCCGCCGGGCTTTCAGGGTTATAAACTTCATCGCGGTACAGAAACAGGATGCTGTCAGCGTCCTGCTCGATAGAGCCTGAATCACGCAGGTCTGACATTACCGGGCGACGCTGCGCCGCCGGACGCGCATCAACCGCGCGGGAAAGCTGGCTGAGCGCAAAGGTTGGTGTATGTAGCCGCATAGCCATCGTTTTGAGATTGCGGGAAATGTGCGCTACGGCAAGGTCGTTACGCTCTGCTTTCGGTTTCTTAATCAGGCCGAGATAGTCGACCATGATCATTGCCAGATGCGGATGGCGTCGCTTGTGTGTCTCTGCGATAGCGCGGATCTGTTCGACTGTGAGATCGGTCGCATCGACAATCCAGATGTCCCGGTCTGTAAGTTCTCCAATGGCTGCAGTCAATCGCGCCCAGTCCTCGTCGTACATGTCCTGAGGATTACGCAGGCGAGAAACGGACAGGTTTCCGGCACCAGCGAGCGAACGTTCAACAATCTGAGCCGCCGCCATTTCCATGCTGAAAATCAACGCACCGCCGCCCTTTGCCGTCACACCTTCCACTACGGTAAGCGCAAACTCTGTTTTACCCATGCCTGGGCGACCAGCCACGACAATAAGATCCTGCGGGTTAATACCGCCTGTTGCGTTATCAAGATCCGCAATACCAGTCAATAAATTGCGCGTGGATTCATCACCATCCATGCGTTTCTGTACTGTGTCCATGTAAGCGGGCAAAAGCTCGTTGATGTGTACCGGCTGAACGTCGCCACTATCAGCAGTCATGTCCAGCAGCTGCGCCACAGCATTTTCGACCACCTGATCTCGTTGCTCCTGGTTGGCAGCTTTGCGGATACCGTCAGCGCCATCCTGCAGAAGTTTCGCCAGCGCGCGGCTGCGCCAGGCCTTAACCATCTTCCCGGCATACCCTTTCAGGTTCGGCACTGTTGCGGGGATACGGGATATTTCAGACAGGTCAGCCAGACTTGAACCGCCCAGCGCTTCGCTGATGAATAACATGTCGATCATGCCGTTAGTCAGCGCCTGTTTTTTTATCTCGCTGAATGTACGGCGATGAAAACCAATGCTGAATGATTCCTCTGGCGTGGAGGCGATCACGTCAAATGCGTCAGGAGAAGCACCGCCATTCAGCAGGCCAGCCAGCACACACGCTTCCAGTTCCTGAGGAGTCATAGCGAACCTTCCCGGGTATTACGCAACGTTTCTGGTTTCATCAGGTAATCAAAACTTGCACGCCATCCCCCGTTTGCGCCGAAATAAAAATCCGGTGCGGCAGCGCGGAATTTTTCGAAGTAGCCGAGAAATGCACCCGTTGTTTTGTTTTTCATGTGGGCGGCAAGTCTGGTAATCATTCGACGGCGATCATCATCAAGCTCTGCTGTTGGCAACGTATCAGCGAAAATTTCGTTGTATCCGCTCATGACAGCTTCCGGATCAATTTCAGCTTCCAGTACAGCCCATGCCTCAGCGTCAGCCAGATAACCATCGAACCGTTTAACGCGGCAGATATTCGCCGGTTTCGGCAGACTGTCACCACGGCGGCGCCATGTGGCTAATACCCAGCGGATCACCAGTTGAATTTCTGCCAGGGTGTAACCTTCCCGGGTTGTGGTTGCCGTCAGCATCATCACAAACGGTTTCAGATCACGGCAGCGAGTGCCGGTTTTCTCGTTGTAAAACTCAAGCGCTTTTTGAGCATCAGACAAAATACGGTCTTCGCTTTCCCCCATTTGGGGGTTAGGGGGATCTTTAGGTTCATTGACTGGTTCAAAAGAGTGACTGGTTCTGGTGCCGCCACACGGCATAGGGGGTGTGCTTTCTGACGGCATACCTGTGCTTTCTGACGGCATAGGGGCTATGCTTTTTGGCGGCACAGGGTTATCCAGATTGAGGTAATACACATTCGACGTGTTGCCCTTGCCGTTATTCGCGCCGATACGATTCTCTTTTGCCAATAACCCCATAGAGATCAACGCATCAATGTGATCACGTACGGCGCTTTTGCTGCACTCGCAGTGATCTGCAATGTGTTTGTACGACGGCCAGCATTCGCCGTTGTCATTCGCATTATCAGCCAGTTTTATTAGCACCAGCTTGCGGATAGGGTTTCCGGTTTTAATTGCCATCGCTTTGGCCATCAGAGTCATGCTCATAATCAAATCCCCAGTGTTTCGGCGATTTGACGGCATGCCGCCTGATATTCCTCAGGTGACAATTCTATTTCGCGGAGTTCTTCTTTCAGTTTTTCATACTGCGCCCAGATAGATAGCGCAGCTGCGCGACGGCCTTCGAAAATATCTTCGATATCATCCAGGGTGGCTGGCGCCCCGTTTAGTCGAAATCCGTTCCGCCATGTAATGCGGTCGATTGAAGTCAGCATGTTGGTCTTTCCTCGATACAAGTTAAACGCTGGTCAGGCGCTGTGTTTCCTGTATGGCTTGTAATGCCTGTGCTATCCGCTGGGGTCGATCCCTGGCATCAAGTAGCAACGCGATAATTGCGGCGGCGAAATCACGGATCGCAATGCAAATTAAATGCTGAGTGGTCATTCCCAGCTGCGCGTATCTTTCCGCAGGCAGTGCAGCTTCCATCGCTTTGGCCAGCGCTTTGGTTTTGGTTCTCGCCGCTTTAGTCTCTCCACGTAACCAGCGAAAAATCTGCTGCCGGTTGTTGTTGATAGCCCGCCAGTCAGCATTACCTTTCGAATCCTCCATCTGGTGCAGTTTCACAGAGCTGGTATTGCCACCCATCCGAAACCACATACGGGTGATCTCGATGGCAACATGTTCCTGCCCGCGTTCCGCAGCCCAGTTGAAGATCTCTCTTTTCAGTTCGTCGAGGTTTTCCACTCGTTCGCGTCTCCTGTCGCTGAAAACCTGATTACGCTTAATCAGATTTTAAATACGCCTCTTGTTAAGCTGCGTTATCAGTTTTCGAAACATCCTGGTACTCGCACGGGTCATAAACGAGCTCGCCAGCGGTCATGAGAGCCAAACGAGCGGCTCTCTTTTCGGGGATATGCACTCCCCAACGAGAAACTGCGGGCTGAGATACGCCCAATGCTTTTGCCAATTTGGCCTTACTGCCAAAGTAATTAATTGCATCTTGAGTAAGCACATTCACCTCCTGGTATTAACGTTTGTTTGGAAATTACAACTTAACATAAGGTAAGTCAAATTAATTTACATTAACCCTATGAAGAACATCGAACTGAATGACCGCATCCGCAGCAGAAGAACACAACTCGGCATGTCGCAGCAAAAACTTGCAGATGCTGTGAAGGTTTCGCACGTCACTATTTTTAAATGGGAAAGCGGTGAAACACAGCCTCGAGGAAAGAATCTATTCACATTAAGTAAGGTGTTGAAGTGCTCTCCAACATGGCTGCTTTATGGTGATGAAGACCAAACACCATTACCACCATCAGAAATACCGACAGAGTTAGATGAGCGCCAACAGAAACTGCTTGAGCTTTTCGATTCCCTCCCTGAGTCAGAGAAAGATCGGCATTTGGCTGATTTGGAGCAAAAAGTTGATGACTTCAATGCTCTTTTCGAAGAACTACTAGCCGCCAGAAAAAAATCGCAAAAAAAATAACTCAATTATTCAATTAGTTATATTCTCTCGCCAACTAACTTAACTTTTTTTAAGCAAAAACCATTGACCACTAACTTACCTTTAATTAAGCTTTGCAACATCAACGACGCACTAACCACGCGGCAGTTGTTCAGAAAAACGTTCTGACAGTCTGGAAAGACAGGCAACGAATTCGCGGGTCGCCGCCAGTACGATGACATGCGGGAAAGACCGCAATGAATCCAAAATTGCTGTGTGTAGTCTTTGCCCAGCCACCACGGTGGGCACATTTTTTCACATAGCAACGAGCACAGAGGAAAGACCAACTCGGGCATGACCAGCCCTGACAGCCCGGAAAGACGGGCAACAGATGTAAAAAAACCCACCGAAGTGGGTCTCTTTACCCGGGACGGTGACCAAACCACCCGGAGGTGGTACAGGGGACCAACCCTGTACCGAGGAAAGACCAACGACATGAGCCGCTGATCGGCTCAAATTATACATCAGTAAGGAGCCGCTATGGAAGCGCTTACCATCCCTGTAACGCTGTACATCCATTACAACGCCAACACTTTTTCTCAGGAAAAAATCATTGTCGCCACCTGTGACATGTCACGTAGTTTTCCAGATCAATATGTCTTGCTGGAAACGCGCAATATCTCCATCGATGTAAACCAACCAGAGCCATTCGACATTATTGCTCTGCAGGTCGACCAGCTGCGTGACCAGAAAGAGAAAATCGCAACTTTGGCACAAAGTCAGATAGCCCTGGTTGACGACAAAATACAGCAACTGCTCTGTATTGATCACTCCCCTGTTCAGGAAAGCGACATCCCATATTGATCAACCGGCGCATGACCAGCGCCAGTAACCAAAGAGGAAAGACCAAGTGACAATCTACAACTGTCTGTTCGAGCCGAAAAAATCGGCTATCAAGGATGGTGCTGTTGCGTTGGCAATCAGCATCGAAGCGCCAAATAAAAAAGTCGCTGAAAGTATCATTATCGGCAAACTCTGGGAGCATTATCCCGCAAATGGCGACAACTATTTTAAGCCTAAAATCTGGGAAGATTCAGAGGGCCAGCCTCGTCCGGAAGTCGGAAAATTTGATGAGCAATTTGCTCAGGCGAACACATTCGACGGGGAAAAGTGGATCGCCAACAAATCAGACACCAGTACCCCAAATTTACCTGCCAACGATGAGATAATCGATCTGACGAAGCTGCCAGCTCGTGAACGCTTCATTGCCGTTCTTATGTTCAGTAATTCCCCCATTGACGGTGTACTTTACTCTCAGGTGCTGGATTATCTCGATAATCTGGAAAATAACCACGAGCCGTTTGATGATGACGATCGGCTGAATTCTAATATTCTTCATGCCCTGGAAAATAACGAACCCGTTCGTCACATGCATGTTGAGGGGTTAAACAATCTGATTCAGGCCATCTTCGCTAAATTTGAAGGCCAGACACCGGGTAAGGCAGCAATTTCACAATTCATTAAACACTGGCTGGAGAATCCTAGTAAGCGTGAAGAAATGCTGCCGGAAAATACCGCATTGGATAATGATGGTGTCAACAATGGCAGTAACAAAGTAGCACCACAGTGCGGATATAAGCATTCTTATGCCACACTGGATCAGGAAATTGCCCTCGCCCTTCTCCCGATCAATTTCACAGAAACAGTATCAGTTCGCGCGCTACGTGCTGCTGAACACATCATTGAAGAAGACCGCGAAGATTTCAAACGCTGGTCAGCGGCACTACGTTCAACAGTGCAGATCCTAAACTATGACCGCCCTAGTGTTTTTGGCGTTATTCAGGATGCACCTGCTAAAGATACATACCATTTCCCTGAGTCACTGCGGCGCCATATTGATTCCTGGCTGGCTGAAAATGGTCAGTTCGAGTGTGCTGATACTGATGCGGATAGAACCGGCAAACTGCTTGCGGCAGAGCGCGGCGAGTACGTAGAAGGTATCAGCGACCCTAACGATCCGAAATGGGTTAAAACCGATACCCAACCGCAGGTATCAAACCTCGGAAATGGAATGTTCTCTGTTGATAATCTGCTACCTGAAACCGCCTCAAATGAAGGTGAAAAACAGGAAGTGACCGAACAAGGAACTGTTACAGAAGACCAGGCAACACAGGCCCGTGAAACGTTGAATAGTATGGGTTACGGCGTTTATGCAACGAACCATGACGAAACTGACCAGCAAGAAGAAAAGCTGAGCGATAAAGTAAAAATTATCGTTCAGGATGCGGATCAACTTGTCGAGCGCGTTAAACGTGAAGAGCAGCTCCCGCAGGCATCTGAACTGGTTCAGAGCATCAACGAAATGCAGTCTACTGAACGCGATAACCTGGAATTGTGGAAAGAGGTGTTCAAAACAGATGAACGTTTTACTACTGCGTTCTCTGTGAATGGAGGCGGAACCTCGATCAATGGCACCTACATGACCATGATTGCTACCCGCGAATTTGGTCCGAAAGGTATCGGCTGGGGTGTCGATATTCTGGAAGAACGCTTTGACGATGGCGCGCCAATTACTCGCACAGTCAAAGGCACTGACGGTAATAACACGTGGGAACTTATACCCGACGGTGTCGGCGGCATCCTGACAGAGAAACATCACGTTATCAAAATCAGACTTTGGTACACCCGCAATGGTGTACGCGGAGAGGAAATTTCTTTCGGGTGTACCCCATATATTTACGGCAGCAAATACGGCCCTATTTGCGATGGTGAAGCGACAAAAAAATCACTGACTGACGCAACCAAAAAAGCGCTGTCTGCACTTGGTTTCTGCGCTGATATTTTCATGGGCCTGTACGATAACCCGGAATATCGCCAGAAAAATAAAGAAGAATTCGCGCTCAAAAATGCCAGCGAAAACGCCGAGGATGCCGCCCGTGTACGTCGGGAACTGGACGACAAACTGACCCGAGTCGCTAACACCATTGCATCTGCTGTATCAGAGCACGAGATCAACAAGGTCTATTCTTCGATTGCTCGCGAAGCGGAGGTGCATCGCAAGGATGCAGAGGCGAAAGGTGACACACAGCATGCCCGTTACTTAGGTGGGCGTCTGCGTCGCCTGACAACTATCAAAGATGGACGTATCGCCGAACTGAAAAAAGTACAGGAGAAAGCATAATGACTACTGCAATCGCGTTAGCTGCCGACTATACCAACCTGCTGCAATTGCTGGAAAGCTCTGATGAACTGACTCCGGAAATGATCGCCGATACTCTGGAAGGCATTGAAGGAGAACTGGCGGATAAGCTGGATGCCATCATGGTAATAGCCCGCAATAATCTCGGACATGCCAAAACCTGTGATGAGGAAATGAAGCGCCTGGCGGAGCGCAAAAAGTCTTTCGAAAATAAAGATAAAACTCTGCGGGAATATATTCTGTCGTGCCTTATGGCCGCGAATCTGGATAAGCTCAAGACACCTAAAAACACTTTTACTGCCCGTAAAGGTAGCATCAGCGTTGTGATCGATAACGAAAAGCTACTGCCTGATGATCTGGTAAATGTTCAGACGATTATCGCCCCGGACAAAAAAGCCATCAAAGAGGCAATAGAGGCTGCAGAAGCTGCCGCAGCGCAAATCACCGCTGATGGTGGCGAAGTTCCTGCCGAACTGTTAACGCCCGTACCGGGCGCTCATCTTGAGATCGGCGAACGTTCATTGCAGGTGCGCTAACTATGCTGAAACTATCCCTCAAACGTGGCGATGCAGTACATGTCGTTTTCCCTGACGGTAGTAACGGCATTATTGAAGCCCGCAGCCGTTGTGAACTGGGTATGCATCTGCCGAAAAACGTGAAGGTTACGCGTGAGAAAGGCGCATTCCTCCCTGCAAACCTGATTAAGCGTAATCAGAAATAAAACCCCGCTACCGCTAGCATTGCGGCCTCACTATTCACAGGAGGTCGCAATGCTGCGATGGCAACCCGGAGCTACTCTGCTCACAGATTTCGATATAAAGATTGGCCGGTTATCGGCAAGCGTACGAAAGAAGACACTGACCCAGTCCGACATCGAACGCGCCTGCAGTGATGCTGACGACGCTGTGTACCGGATGATGAGGAAAGACCAACATGACCAGAGAAAACGATCTGCTAACAGACGCTGAACTGATTGAGTTTACCGGCTATCAGAAACCATCCAAACAACGGGAAATACTGGACCGAGGCGGCGTTTCGTACATTCCCGACCGGGAAGGGCGCCCGATGGTTACCTGGACACATATCAACGCTGTACTGAACGGACAGATCGCCGTGCAGACCAGTACAGAAGAGAAACCCGATTTTGGAGCTATTTAAATGGGGCGCAGAAGAAAGGATCCGGGTGATAACAGGCTACCCCCGCGCGTATCAAAAACCAGAACGCGTTACTACTACAAACCCACCTCGCGGGAAACCGTGACGCTTGGACCAATCACCCTCACCATGTCAGCGTTATGGAAACGGTACGAGGAAGAACGACGCAATTATTCAGATGTGATGACGTTCGAAAAGCTCTGGAAGATGTTTCTAAAAAGCGCCTACTACACCGAGCTTGCAATACGAACCCAGCGGGATTACCTGCAACATCAGAAAAAACTACTTGCCGTATTCGGTAAAGTTAAAGCTGACTTAATCAAACCGGAAGACGTTCGTCAGTTTATGGATCGTCGTGGCCTGCAAAGTAAAAATCAGGCTAACCAGGAAATGAGCAGTATGTCGCGTGTTTACCGATGGGGATATGAGCGCGGTTACGTTAAGGGAAATCCGTGCGCCGGCGTCAGTAAATTCTCTCTCAAGGCTCGCGAGCAATACATCACTGACGAAGACTATCTGGCGATTTATAAACATGCAGATCACGTCGTCAGGGCAGCAATGGAAATATCGTACCTGTGCGCAGCCCGGCAAGCTGATGTACTCGCTCTGCGCTGGATGCAGATATCTGACAAGGGGATTTTTATCCAGCAGGGTAAGACAGGGAAAAAGCAAATTAAGGTGTGGACGCCCCGCCTTCGGCAGGCGCTGGAAACGGCACAGACAGAATGCCCGAGGCTCTCACCTGACGCACTGGTTATCTATAACAATGATCGTGGTCAGTTCATCCGCAAGACATTCAATAACCGCTGGCTAAAGGCCGTACGTGCCGCACAAAGCGAACTGGGCCGACAACTGGATTACACGTTTCACGATATCAAGGCAAAAGCCATTTCTGATTTTGAGGGGAGTAGCAGGGATAAGCAGATTTTTAGCGGTCACAAAACTGAAAGTCAGGTGCTTATCTATGACAGAAAGGTGCAAATCAGCCCGACGCTGGATCGTCCGGTTATTGGGGAAAAGTGA